CATGGTCCAACCCAAACCCCCCATGTGGGGTTCATTGCGACAAATGCAATAATTCGAATCTCGACAGCAATCTGCGCACCTTTCTTGGCACGGTTCGCCGGGATGTTCAATTCCTTGACACTTATCGCAGAGTGGTTTGGGCATCTTAACCCATCCTGGTCTTTTCTCTGCTAGTGAATACGATTCCTGTGTGGCTTCCGAGATATCCGAGGTACTACTTGCGTCTTCTGGCGTGCTCAACAATTGTTGAGCCTCCTGCAATGTTCCACTTTCACTATCGGATAATCTTAGGTGACCACATTTACAAAAATCTGTCAATTTGTTGCAGGTCTCACACTTAACGAAGCGATCTTTTCTTGTGGCAAAACGTTCCACAAGCAATCTCTGATGTTCAGAGTGCTTACGGAACTGTTCGCAACAATACTCGACGGCTTCTTGAGCAGAGACATCAACCATGGGTTTTCCCTTCCAAACAATCGGCTCATAATCAGCAACTGTGGTTATCTTATTGGGGCAAACAGCTTTTTCAAGCGTTAATTCCCAAATATCATCAATGTTCGGTTGTAAGTGAACGCCATCAACTGTTTGTGAGGCTATCACTTTCTCCGCATCAATACCACAAGGACGACCTCTCGTGTCCAATCGCTGAAATTGTTTCTTGGCCCTAACCGTGATAATCACATCCATTCTTCTCTGGATGGAATACGGGCAATTGGAAAACACACCAGCGTCCAAATTCTTCTTATTGGTCGTGGCAAGCACCAACTTGGGCTCAATGAAACATTTGCCTTTATCCTGTATATCTGCCTTCGCAGCCACAGCCGTTTGGTTATTGCAAAAATCAATCAACAGTCGGAGGGGTGAACCCTCTGAAAACTGCGCCTTGGTGTTGGCGATATCATCGAAAATAGCCACCGTTTTGTTGGTGAACCATGTCGATTGATATTTCTCGTCCGGATTGATAATTGCTCGATATTCAAGTCCCTGTGGGTAATCCATCTCTGCCAACATGGCAGAAACAATGATATCACCCAATGAGGTTTTACCCTGACCAGAATCTCCATACAACTCTACGGCAAATGGTGCTTCTCGAATTCCACTGGAAATCTTGAGAGTGGTGTAATCATTTATGATCAGCGCGAGCCTCTCAATCTTTTGCATAACCAATCTCTTATCAAATCCGTGAAGCGACTCCTTCATCGTCTTTAGGCGAGACGTAAGTGTCTCGAGCCTGTTGACGAATTCAGCCTCAGTCTTCCCCATGATTTTAGTTAGATTTCCAGCGTGGACTAAGTCCCACATTTTCAAAATTTCAACGTACTCATCATCAACCTCACATGCTCCTGAATCACTCATGAGCAAAGGTTTTAGACTACCTTTTTTGAAACATAGGTACGCTCCCTCGGCGAAAAAGGCGACGACGCTAATTACTGCGTCAACCAGATCGAAGCCCGATTTCTGTTTTTCGAGCATTTCCTTCTCCACCATCTTGAACCCAGCAATTGAGAATTCAAGATCAGTAGCTTTGCAAAGTCCAATCGATACCATGATGCACATCAACTCTTGCATATGTTTCCACGTATGATTGTTGCGGAACAGATGCCAATTTCCTTGCATCGTTTTCAATGAGGTGATCCATTTTGGCAGTGGTTCCTCACTCTGCGGCGAGACCTTCTGCTTTAAT